TACACTCCCGCTCCAGAATTTCTATCTCTGAACAACACTCATCAAGTGCTTTGCCCATTGCCTCAAGCTCAGCCCGGCTGTAACTGTTTTCCGTCAGGTCATAAACACTTAGGGGTGCTAATATCCGAATTAAATAGTCCGTATATCCCATGACTCTCTCCTCAGCTCATCTGACTGACGGTAACCGTACCAAGCACAGGCAGCTGGTCAGCACTTATCAGAATGTCACTTGCAGGAAGGTTGATGGAATAATTACGCATTCCCTCTGTACCGTAGATTATACTGCCAAGCTTTGCACGAAGAATGTCACAGCCGAGAAGCTTACCGTCAAAGTAATCATCAACAGCTTTCTCAACACTGTTTGATACCGTATTGAAATTGAACTTATCTTCAACTTCGATTTTGACATCCACATCAACCGCCACGGAAGCCGGACCATATACCTGAACATCAGTACAAATCTCACGGGACTCGTTGATAATATCAAGCACCTGACCGATAAGCTCATCAGATGGCATCCCCTCAGTTCCGCTTATTACAACATCAACCGTACCTATACCCCTTTTCTTTGGAATAACACTTACAGCTTCCACTCCTGATACAGACATCGCAAGCTTCTCATAGTAAGCGGCATTTGAACCGTTGGGGAGGCTGTTGTATGTAGCTATAATTCTTTCCCGCAGACTGTCATCGCTTTCGGCATCAACACCACCTGTAAAAGGTGCTTCATTTACACAGGAATCAATACCAACAGGCGGCTGCTCCATAAACACAATGGTATCAGCCTCCACGTTTCCGCTTTTTCCTGCTTCCATTGCAGCTGCACTGCACTCACAGTAAGTTTCTCCCGCGGCAATCACACCGCTCTCGGTGGTTATAAACCGCTCACCGGAGGCGGTTACGCAAACCGTTCCCTCAGGGATGGTAAGCTCACCGCTTACCCCATAGTTAGCCGTAAATTTGATGATACCCCTTGAACATACGGCATCAATTCGGCTGAGTCCCCGCATCTCAGCATGATTATCCAGATACTCCCCTGTCGCCGTCTGAGGGAAGCATTGTTTCTTCACCCAATCGTTGTATGCATACAGGGACTCTATCTGAGCCGCGGCGGCATAGAGTCTGACCGCCATGTCACAGCCGTCTTTAACCGTGACCCCTGTAAGCTCCGCATAGCTTGTACACATTTCCTGATATATCACATCTGCACTTTTCAATTCATCACCTCATATTTCTACCACTATGGAAGCATCTTCACCGCTTATTGATAAATCCACTTCCATTATCAGCTTCTCGTCGGCTTCGCTGACGGAAACATTTCCCACCCGCACCTGTGCTTCATCTGCCAAAGCCTCCCGCACATACTGATAAGCGGCAGAAGCTCTGTTGGATTTCTTTTCGCGATAGAGCCTTCTCAGATTACTTCCCAGCTGGGGAATAAGAGGAAAGCTCCCTCTCGGAACTGTAAGTCTGAACATTATCCTTTGAATGATTTCCTCCAGATTATTTACAGTATCAAAACCACTGCCCGGGGAATTGGGAACATAATCTCCGTTAACCAATTTCAGTTCCATTTACAAACATCCTTCCGTTTACGGACACATCGCCCATTATCTGCACCGTTCCATCGTTTTTAAGATAGAGAGAAGCATTTCCGCCTGAAACGATATAAACCTCTCCCTCCTGCATATCCACAGGAAGTTCAGTAACCTCCCTGTCCATACAGCAGACCTCACCGTCACCGCTCTTGATGACCACCATGTTCTGACCACAGCTCGGAAGCCAGTAATAACCGCCCGGGGAGAAAAAAGCTGAATTTCTCTTTTCGCCATCGGTGTAAACCGCAGTATTCCTGCCGCCTATGGTAACTTCTCCAACGGCAGATTGATTGCTCCCTGCCGGAATTTTTCTGTTTGACAGCCACATAAAATCACTACCTTTCCACTAATGTGATCTCAGTACCACAGCCTGTACCGTCCGCCCATACTGTAACCTCTCCTGCTTTCATTGTCACCGCTTCACCCAATTCCGGAATATCCACGGTGATAATATCATTGGGAGCTGCCGCAAAAAGCTTTGGAAGGGTGACGATAAACTGACTGCTGTCCTTTTTTGATTCATTTATCTGATATGTACCGGTGTATTTCATTGCATTATAGCCTGTGAGTCTGGGCACATTGATAACCCTCCTGCAAGCACCGCCGCGGTCAGTAAACTCGCTGTTTGTAACGGTTGTTCTTGTACCTCGTGCCTTGTTTTTCACAAGAACAGAGGATATCACACCATATCTTCGCTCCCTGCGGATAATATCAAATCCACCGCTCTTGCTGTTCAGAGTCAGGTGTTCTCCCTCATCATCATTAATGATGAGAATACCGTCCCTTGTAAATCTGGGTGCTATTCCGGACGCAAAGCCCGCAAAGCGTGACAGCACCGACCACTGACTTTCACCGCTGTCAACAACAAAATTGTAGAGATATCCCATTGACTGATACCTTACATCAACGATTTCCCAGGGGTAAACGTGTTTTTCAAGGATCGTTTTGATGGAGCACGAGGAATATGTTACACTTTCCGCTTCGTTATCTAAAAGCAAAGCCGCCATACCTCTTCCCGAAACCGAGAACAGCATCCCCTGCTCATTTATGTCAACCTGCGTTTCATCCACAACTCCCTGAAATACAGTAGCCTCATCGGTCACTCCCGTAAATCTGTAAGCATCCTTCAGGAGGTTTTCCATATCAGGCTCATATCTGCAAACAAGCTCAAAGCAGTCACAGGGTGACCCCAAGCCGTGAGTAACAGACCATGCCAAAAGAGTAGAAAGCTCATGGCGTTTGCCGTTATAGTCTGTAAGATAACCTTTAATTACTCCTCCTAACTGACGTAAACTGTCTGACCTGTATAGATCAGATTTGGGTTTCTGATTTGGGGATTAAGTGCAATGATCTGATTAAGAGTCAGACCGTATTTTCTGGAAATTCCCCACAGAGTATCTCCTGATTTAACGGTATAGGTTCTTCTCGAAGAGTTTGAAGAGCCTGAAGAACCGATAATCGTACCATTTGGCACACCACCGGGGATAATTTCATTTTCCGTATCCTCCTCCGGTTTATTCACCGTCTGGGAATAGCTGTCATCATCCTCGACAAATTCAAACGCATAGCTTATAAAATTTTCCATCGGCTCCTGTTTTATTGAAAGCGAAGAAAACCACACTCTCACCGACTGCCAAACAGGGTGAACCAATATCCCCGCTGTTCCCTCGTCAAAGACTTTCCGCAGCTTCAGGAATTCATCGTAAGCGTCATCACCCACAAACTCACCTTCGCCCTTCAGTACACGACAGTCAACGCCCATGTCCGTCACCGTCCCTTTTCCAAAGGGAACAGGATTGACGGCAAGTCTGCGCTTTTCCGTTATCTCAAATGTTTTAGGGTTGTGGGGCCAGATGTAATCTTTAAATCTCATTGGTGTTAATTTCATAACCATCTCCTAATAGCTTGAAATGATACCGTCATATCTTCTGCTGTCACGCTGGAAGAAATCGGAAACTCTCCGCATCTCGCTTCTTGGCGAGTATATCCTCTCGCTGACATCTGCAGCCTTATTGTCGAAAGAACCGGAATTCGAGGAATTGCCTCCGCTCTGTCCTCTTCCCGGGATATGCTGAATTTTATTCATTTCCTCGTCAGCATTGCCGCTTTCAGCAGAATTCATCTCCTGTGCAATACCTCTTACGCGATCGGAAGCTTCCATTATCTGAGCCTTCTTCTCAGGCTCAATATCCATAAATAGTGCGGTGTCAATGATTTCATTTGCACTAAAGGCATCCAGCACCTCGTCACCGCCCCTAAAAATCCTCTGACCGTTATAGAACAGTCCTTTTGAAAGCAGTGCCGCACCTAAAAGCACAGCCTTGGATATATCATCCCCGCCAATAGCCTCTGCCATAGTATCGGCTTCGTTTCTTGCCGCAAGATACTGTCTTGCACTTATAGGG